CCTGACTCTACGGGTGCCGAGCTTTTAGCAAGTTTAGCAGGATCGGTTGCTACCGGTGGTAATCCGATGTCTGCCCGTAACAGGGATACTGCTATAGCTAATATAAGCGATGACATCGGGATGACGGGTAGGCAGGTATCTGAAAGGGTGCCCACATCCGTAAAATTTGAGGGCGATTCGACAAACCCTAACCTGACAATAGGTGTAGATGTTATTCGACAAACACCAGACACCATGAGAAAGCAGGCTGATGTCATGGCCCAATATCCAAACTATCCCCTTTCTGCAGCAACAGATTCTGAAAGCGTTTTTAAAACGATGGAAGATCAGATAATAGAAAACCTTTTGTTCTTACACGACAAGATGCCAGAGGATGTTCGTCGGGGATCTATGCAATGGTATGATGGTGCAAACCGTATTGCTTCTGTATCAGCAACAAAATACGGATTACCTATTGAGGCTACTGCTGGGGTTTATGCGTCACTATCCCCACAAATGGACTGGTATAAAAACGTATCTCTTGGAGATCGCGTTTTAGATATCATGAGTAATAAAAAAGATATTTCCTTTACGCCGGGGATGGAAAGAAAAGCAACCCAGTTAATTGAATCACCAAAAGGTGGTTTTAATTCGCAAACCGCAAAAGTTGTAAGAACATTGCAAGGGAAGCGTCTTTCTGATTTAGATAATCCACTTGAGAAAGCTATCTGGTTAAGGTTGTATGATGAGGCGCATAATCCAAGAGAGTATAATATCGTCAATCCAATAGGTGATGTTGTTGGGTTGAGTAAGACCGCGAAGGGTAAAAATGCAAAAGTTGGTTGGGGTAGCTTACGTGAAATTGCAAAGGCTATTTCTATTTTTGAAAACCCAAGCATAGAAAATATATCAAGTCGGCTTGGTGAACAGCATAAAGTACGCAGCTTTTACAATAACATAGTCGATCCAAATAGGGGTCGTAGTGTTACATCAGATACACACAATGTCGCAGCAGGTCTTTTAAGACCGCTTTCAGGAACATCTACAGAAGTTATGGATAACTTGGGCGCAGCATCTTCAAGTTCACTTACAGGTGTTCAAGGCACCTATGGACTGTATGCCGATGCTGTTAGAAAGGCTGCGGATGAGCGAAGTGTGCAACCAAGACAAATGCAGTCTATAACTTGGGAAGGTGTACGTGGGTTATACTCACCTGCTTTGAAAAGAAATAAAAGTGCTCAAGCACAAGTAGCCCAAGTGTTTAATGAATATAAAAAAGGTAAGATTAACGCTAATCAAATGCGAGAATTTGTGTTTGAAATTGGAGGCGGAATGGATGTTCCGACATGGTATGGTAAATAAAGACGACGTTATTGTTGTTCTTGAAAAAAACAATATTCCAATAACTAGAGAAAATTATCTTAATTTAATATATTTTGGTGATGTTCCTGACGATATAAATGAAATGGAACTTCCTAAAGAAATTCGTAAAAGCACACGTTGATCAGAATTTAAATAGGGACACAGAAATGCCCATAGATAAAGTATCTAACCTCATGCCGTCATCTGACATGATGGATATGATGGAGGATTCAGCCGACATCGAGATTATTCTTGAGGATGACGGCAGTGCCATCATTGAGTTGGGGGAGGAAGATGACGATGAGGTAGGCTTCTACGGCAACCTTGCCGAGGTTATTGATCAGAGCGACTTAGGTTCGATATCCATTGACCTGATGGCGTTGTTCGAGGCTGACAAGTCTAGCCGTTCGGACTGGGAGCAGATGTACTCCAAAGGCCTTGAGCTGTTGGGCCTAAAGATTGAAGAGCGCACCAAGCCCTTCCGTGGCGCGGCGGGTGCTGTACATCCCATGCTGACAGAGGCAATTGTTCAGTTCCAAGCTCAAGCATTTAAAGAACTGATGCCTGCCAGCGGCCCTGTGCGTACCCAGACCGTGGGCAAAGAGACGGTAGACAAGATCCAGCAGGCCTGCCGCGTACAAGATTTCATGAATTACCAGATCACAACGGTGATGAAGGAGTACACACCGGAGTTTGATCAGCTTCTTTTCTACACAGGCTACGGCGGGTCAACCTTTAAGAAGGTTTACTACGACGAGCAGATAGGCCGAATGGTCAGCAGGCTTGTTCTGCCTAACGACATGTACATCCCGTACAACGGTTCAAGCGTCATTTCAGAGTGTCCGCGCCTCACGCACCGTATTTCGATGGACTCTAATGAGTTTAAGAAACGTGCAGTAGCCGGTGAGTACTTGGACCTTGATCTGGAGGCGGAGAACACCCCTGCTGACGCAAGCCAGATCCGTTATTCCATTGATAAAGCGACAGGTGTAGTGCAAACAGGCGCACCAGAAGAGATATTCCTACTGGAATTTCAGGTGGCCTTGGACATTCCCGGCTTTGAAGACATGGGAGAGGACGATGAGCCTACTGGAATTCGACTTCCTTACGTAGTAACGCTGGACGAGATGAGTTCGCGGGTCGTGGGAGTGCGTAGAAACTGGGTAGAAGGCGATCCCCTGAAGTGTAGGCGCGAATATTTTGTGCATTACGTGTTGGTTGAAGGCCTTGGTGCCTATGGATTGGGCTTTGTTCACCTGATTGGTGGACTTTCCAAGACAGCAACCAGCGCATTGCGTCAATTACTTGACGCAGGCACCCTGTCAAACCTCCCGGCTGGCTTTAAAGCCAAGGGCGCAAGGATTGCAGACGACGATAGCCCTATCCAACCCGGCGAATGGCGTGATATTGACGCCGGTGGGGCTGAACTTTCGTCTTCTTTACTGCCATTGCCGTACAAAGAACCCTCCCAGACGCTGTTCCAGCTACTAGGCTTTACTGTTGAGGCGGGAAAACGCCTTGCCAGCACGGCAGACATGCAGGTTGGTGATGGAAACCAGCAGGCGGCGGTTGGAACGACCATTGCGTTGCTCGAACGCGGTTCGATGGTGATGTCGGCTATCCACAAGCGCCTGTATTACGCACAAACACAAGAGTTTGAGATGCTTGCCAAGGGCTTTGGCGAGTATTTGCCTGACGAATACCCCTACGACGTACCGGGTGCCAGTCGCAAGATCAAGAAGTGCGACTTTGACAACATGGTTGCCGTGTTGCCGGTGGCAGATCCGAACATCTTCTCTGCTGCGCAGCGTATTACGTTAGCCCAGACCCAGTTGCAGTTGGCGCAGAGTGCGCCACAGATGCACAACATGTACGAGGCCTACTACCGGGTGTATGCGGCGCTGAATGTGCGTGACATTGATGGTATTTTGCGGATTCAAAGCAACCAGATGCCCAAAGATCCGGCCTCGGAGAATGCCGATGTGCTGGGGGGTATGGAGTTGAAGGCTTTTGCGGGTCAACAGCACGATTCGCACATGATGTCGCACCTGATAATGGGTTTATCGCCCTTAATGCAGGCAAATGCACAGGCTGGGATTGAGTTGTACAAACATATAATGCAGCACATCCGCTTAAGGGCGGAAGAAGACACTGAAGCCGAACTATTCCAGCAGTATGGCGCGGATCCTGACCGTATGGTGTCTGATATCCAACATGAGGGTATGGTCGCGTTGAAAATTGCAGAAGGTATGCAGCAGATGCGCACTATGCAGGATCAGTTAGCAAATCCCGGCGGTGGTGGTGAAGATCCTATTGTTGCACTCAAGGCGCAGGAATTACAGCAGCGGGCAGCGAACGATCAAGCTAACATCCAGCTAAAACAGCAGGGATTGAAGATTGACGAGTCCAAAGTTATGCAAAGTGCCCAAGCCAACAAGGAAAGGATTCAATCCCAGCAGAATATTGCCCAGATGCGTACCGGCGTAGCCTTAAAACGCATAAATCAACCGCGTAACGGAGGGTAGAATGCCGCTTAAGAAGGGTTCTAGTGCCAAGACTATCGGTAAAAACATCAGTGAGATCATGGGTGCCTACAAAGACAAGGGCAAGATAGGCACCAGTAAGCCGAAGAGTAAAGCCAAGGCGCAGAAGCAGGCTATTGCAATTGCGCTCTATACTTCCGGCAAATCGAACAGGATGAATCAGGGTGGAAAAGTAACAAGCACCCCAAAAGGTCGTCAGGGTCCGGCGCGTACTATTAAAAAGCGTGACGGAAATACCCCAGTAGAGATATACTAGTATTGTTTTGGCCTCCAGACAGTGGCGTAACTGTCTGCTATTCATGGGAATTACCATGCTTGAATTTGCAGAAAAAGTACTGCGAGAGCTTAGGAAATTACAACAGGACTCGGAAGCGATTGTGCTGAATGGCGCTATTGCTGACATGGAGCGTTATCGCTTCATGATGGGTCGTCTGGAAGGCATAAAATTGGTAGAAGCCCTTATAAAGCAAGAGCTGAGTAAGAAAACTACGGACGATTTTTAACCACCAGAGGAAGTGTAATGGAAGAACCTAAGTTGACCGCACTCGAACAGCAGCGCCGGGAAAAGATCGCACTAAAACCTCCCACGCTTGATGATGCCTATGATGAAGAAGGAAATGTAGACATAGCAAATGTCGCCAGTTCTGTTCTTGACATGATTCCATACCCTACTGGCTGGCGCATTGCCATCCTTCCCTATAAAGGCACTAAAACCTCTAAGGGCGGCATTCTACTGGCTGAAGAAACCCAAAAGCGTACACAACTGGCCACTAACTGTGGGTATGTGCTGCGTATGGGCGATCTAGCCTACTCGGATGAGTCCAAGTTCCCTAACGGGCCTTGGTGCGCGGTTGGTGATTGGATCATCTTTGGAAGGTATGCGGGTTCGCGTATCCAGATCGATGGTGGTGAAATTCGGCTGTTAAACGATGACGAAGTCTTGGGGCTGATTAATGACCCCAAAGACGTTCTGCACATGTAAGGAGAGAGACCATGGGTAACGAAGAACTAGACTTTAAGATTGGCGACGATGAAGTTCCCGCAACGGTTGAGATGGATGATAATGGCGAGAATGCTGTTGTCACTGACAAAGAAGAAGCACCGCTTGTAGAAACGACTGCTAGTAAAAGAGATGAGCTGGATCAATACGGCGATAAGGTGCAAAAGCGCATCGATAAGCTAACGGGCCGCTTGCGTGAGACCCAACGCCGCGAGGAAGC